AGAGAGAGATTTTACTCATGTAGATGATGTGGTACAAGGCATATTGCAGTTGTTAGTAGACCCTAATCACCACGAAGAAGTACATTTCGGCAAAGGTGATCCTAAGACTATACTATCAATTGCTCAAGCATTTAACACCTCAATCGTTCATAGTTTTGATAAACCGGGCGAAGCGCAAACAACGATTTGCAAAAAGCCTTATATAGAATGTCCTAATGATGTCTTCAGTTACATTGATAACTGGTTGAAGGAGAACACGATTGACAATTAGAGTAGTAAACGAATTTATGGCTAATCCAGAAAAATTAACAGACGTTTTTGTGATAACAAAAAAGTTTAATACGCCATCAGAATTTTCTCAGCATATTGAAAGAAGAGCTTATCATACAAACTCTACTTGCATGGATATCCTTGTAGATTATTGTTTGAGTAATGATATTGAAATAGAAAGCGTAAACAAACTTTTAAGCACATCGCTCAAAGATAAACTTGAGGCAGAAGCACAAGAATTAAATTTACTCAAGGTTAAATCAAATAAACTACCTTTTTAATTTTACTATGGAACCCTTTGAAGTTTATAGATTATACTTGGCACTCAAGTTACACTTTACAACCAAAGGTTATGATATCACCAAGACACTTGGTGCTGTCACAGGCAAGCGTGAAACCTTTCTAAAAAGAAAAGATTTGACATCTATTCGAAAATTAGCAAGGGATTACAAACGCTCAGAGATTATTGACATTCTTGTTGCCAATTTTGCTAACGGAGACAGATGGGGAGGTGTATTCGACTCAGAATGTCTCGAAACTTACAAAAAGTGGTTGACAAACAAGAAAAGAATGTTGTATAATTTCAATACAGACTTAGATAATATTCTATTTCGAATGGAAAAGGATGGAATCAAGTCTGCGATATTTGAAGGAGGTCATCCTCTAATTTTTAGAATGATTATGGGACATGATATCAACTTGGAAACAGTAGTTATGTTAGAAAAGTTGCGTCCCTTTGTGAGTCAGTACAGTGATGATTTCGTACTTGAGGATACTTGCCTTCTTATATCAAAATATAAACCCTTTGTTCGTTTTGACAAAGATAGTATTAATTCACAGTACATGGAGAAATTGATTTCAATTTACGGTGATGAGTAAATCTAATAAGTTTAAACCGCAAGAAAAGCGCATCAAGCGCATCGAAAAACGCCCTGAAAAGAAAATTGACAGGGAACTAAAGAGTATAAATAAGATTGATACATCGAAGTTAGATGATGTATTCGAAAACTTTTATACAAAGTAATATAACGCTATATATCGCAATACAACTATACAACGCATACAAGGAGAAATCATATGTCGTTTAATTCACTATCCGATCTACGCAAGGCCCGTGGCAACTTCGATTCACTTATGAAGGAAGTTGAAAAACTCGATTCACCTCAACAAGGTAACAAAGGTGATGACCGAGAGTGGAAGCCTACAGTAGACCAAGCAGGTAACGGCTACGCTGTTATTCGTTTCCTCCCTGCTCCACAAGGCGAAGACATGCCGTGGGCACAACTTTGGAATCACGGTTTCCAAGGTCCAACTGGTAAGTGGTATATCGAAAACTCACTTACTACACTCAAGCAAACTGACCCTGTATCAGAACTCAACTCAGAGCTTTGGAACAGCGGTGTAGAAGCTAATAAAGATATCGCTCGTAAGCAGAAGCGCCGTCTCTCATACTACGCTAATATTCTAGTCGTAGAAGATTCAGGCAATCCTTCTAACAACGGCAAAGTCTTTCTTTACAAGTTTGGCAAGAAAATCTTCGACAAGATCAAAGATGCTATGCAGCCTGAGTTCCAAGACGAAGATCCAATGAATCCATTCGACTTCTGGGATGGTGCTAACTTCAAGCTAAAGATTCGTCAAGTGGAAGGATATCGCAACTACGACAAGTCAGAGTTTGCAGCTCCTAGTCCTATCGCTGCGTCAGACGAAGAGATTGAAGCAATCTGGAATAAGCAGTACTCGCTTGCAGAAATCATTGCTCCAAGCAACTTCAAGTCTTATGATGAACTCAAGAAGAAGCTAGACTTTGTTCTAGGATCATCTTCACGAGTCGGTACAGCAGAAAGCATCTCTGCAACTACTGGCGACTCATCTGATGATGACTTTTTGAAGGACGTTACAGCAGCAGTAGAAAGCAGAAAAGAAACTGTAGCGGCTGTTGCTGACGATGAAGACGATACAATGTCTTACTTTGCTAAACTAGCACAAGACGACTAGTATTCAGTCAAAAGAAAAGGGGCTTAACGCCCCTTTTTTTATCTTGTGTTATTAATTATTCTTGTGTTGATAAAATCTAAAAGAATTGTTATTGTTTCTAACAGAAGGTGAAGACACAAGAATAGGTTGTGATCCAATTCCATTATTGTTTGTATTAGTGTTAAATATATTAGTTACAGTATTGTTTATTATTTGTTGATATCTATCTGTCGTTTTATCGACCGCATCGGCCGTAGGCGTTACTAGTATTTCCGGAGATGTTTGATTCATAATCGGTGCATCTTGTATATCAAATCTGCTTTCATCATTATAATTAGGATTTGCTTGTCCTGCTATCACTCCAGAAGTTATTTGTGCTATTCTTTCTCCCACTAGAAATTTGTCACTAGTACTTATATCGTTATCATTTATTATAGCATTCAATTGTTGTATGTCATTAGTATTCGCTAATAAATTTTTATCGACTTGACTTTTACCAAAAGTAATCTCTCTATATAAACCACTTTCTTTTGCTTCTTCTAATGCTGCTTCTTCGGGCGTAGTAACAAACGCATCCCCTACTGCTTGTCCTGCTTTGTACATTCCGAAACCAATTGCTCCCACGGCGCCAGCAGTAGCTAAAACAGGAGCTCCTATTGCTGTTAGAGCACCTGCAGCAACAGTGCTAGCAGCAATTCCTAATGCTGTACCTGCTAGTTGTCCTGTAGTAGTATTCTTTTTATCATCAATTATAGATTGACCTTCTTCTGGTGATATTTGCCCTGCTTGAACAGCATTTTCTACTTCTTCAATAGTAGTAGATTGACTATAAAGATCCATGCCGACTGTTCCTACTGCAAGAGCAGGTCCTAAAAACCTCGATGCGCCGCCTAATCCACGAGATAGTTTAGGGAATCTAGATGTAGATCTAGATGCGTTACCTTTATTTTTTCCACTACCATTACGATTTCCCTTACCTTTATTTGTTCCACTACCATTACGATTTCCCTTACCGCCACTGCCACCGCCACCGCTTCCGGTAGGAGAACCAGGAGGAGGAAAGGGGCCATCGGGTAAAAAATCTAATAAGCCTGCAGAAGTGTTCTCACTTATCTGTTTAAGTTCTTTTAAAATGTCTTCTAGTAGTTCAACTTTTTTGTTGTCTAAAGATTCTCTATCAATACCAGATCTGAAAACTTTGCCTCCCTGTGCATTTTCTTCATTTTTAGAGGATATTTTTTGTACAGAAGTTTTTTGTGCAGAAGCTTCAGATTCCGATGATATCGACTCGACAACTGCTCTTTGTGCAGAACCTTTATCACCAGCTTCAATCTCTGATTTAACTTGATCTTTTAATTTACTTAAAGTGTCTTTAGAGCCTCCGTCCAAACCAAACAGTTTTTCAGCCGAAAATGCACTTGACGCCTTTTCAGTTCTAAGATCAACATTAAATAATTTTTGAAATATAGCGCCCCCGATTGATTGACGACCAAGTTGCTTGCTTAAATTTTCTTGTACTTGATTTAGATTTAGTGCCTTATCAACTTTATTTGGATTGTCTGAAGAAAGTTTTATTCTCTCTATCTGTTTAATGGCTTCTCTAATTGCCATCACACTAGCTTCCCCAGATTTTTCTTGAGCCGCTGCCATAATTTCTATTAATTTTTTAAATTCTTTTTCAGTTTCTATATTTTCTTGTAATACTTCTTGCGCTGCTAAAGTATTTTTTTCAATAGTCTGCATTAAATTACTTGACGCAATAGATATAGCATTTTTATTAGTCTGAGATTTGTCAAAGTTTACAGGCGCTATTGCTTTTTTTATAGTTTCAGCTATAAATTGAGCCCCTTCTTTAGAAAAACGATTTTTGTTTTCAGTGTCTATGACATTAGCACCGCTGAAACCTTCGTCACCTATATTTCTACCTGTAAATTTAAGCATTATTGTTTACTCTGTTGTTTCTCTGCTTTCTTTTTTAAATGTGTTATTAGCATACCAACATAAACTTCTCTTTCCCAAGGCATCATATTCTCCAATTCTGTCAAACTATAATGATGTTCTTGCATTAACAAAAAATTCGTCTTGTAATAATTTTCAAGCGAATCCTGAGAAAGAGTTAGCCGAAAAAATGATCGTAACCATTTATTAATATTTCATTTTTAGTGCCACATTCTGTGCATTCATAATCTACTTTATGCAATAGTGTTGGTATATTTTGAAAAAACTCTGCTGATTCGTTCAATACACTCAAAGGTAAATTTGATACAAATTCTAGCATTTCCTCAATCGTCTCTTCTTCTGGTGTTACGATTTCTTCATCTTGATAAATGTAAGATATTGAATTTAATAGTAATTCAATATCGTCTAATTGATCTTTTTTAATTTGAACTTCTGCTGATGGATACTTTAACACAATACCTGTCGTTTCAGAAAGTTCTATTTTTTTCTCAGATGTTTCGTAATCTCCTACAATTTCAAAGTCAGATAAATTCATATCATAGTTAATTTTATTTTCACACTTGCCACAACTCAAAATAAAAGACTGTGTGTCTCCAATAGATTTAGAGCGCAAGCGTATGAATATCCATTGTATTTGATACATTGCCAAATCTTTAGAATTTAATTCACCAAAAGAACAATTTTCTATAACTTGACAACATGCAGAATACATGTCTTCTATTATTTCTGATGCTGCTGCCAGTGTTAAAATCTTATTTTCTTTTACTAGAAAAGGTCTAAATTTAATCTTTTCTTTTATTCCTGGTACTTTTAATTCAAAAGTTGGTACATCAATTATTGGTAGTGCCATTACAATCTCCAAAAAAACATATTATCTATTAGGTGGTACAAATCTTCTTATTCCGCTTTGTTGTATTCCTGCTGCTTCGTCTGCTGCAAGGCGAGCTTCTTCTGCTGCGGCGTCTTCGGCTGCTCTATTTCTTTTATACCAGCTTCTTGCAGAAAATGAGACTGACATTCTAATCAATCCCGCATTACCCCATGAAACAGGAGTCAAGTTGATTATTTTTGGTGTTGCATCAACTAAAGTCCACTCAGCTAATACATCATTATCGACACTAAGAGATTTTATATCGATAGTAGAAACATAGTTATCATAATAACCAACTTCTTTACTATTCGGATCTCCTGCTAGAGCTATCCACTCTTCGAATACTTCTCGTACTCGCCATTTTTCGTCTATAATGAATGTGAATGACATTTCAGTAGTTAGAAATTCAACATTCTGTGTTCTATATTCTGTCCAAGCTCCTATTTTTACAGGCAAGTTAGTTGCTGCCAGACCAGGAATCTGCGCTTCTTCACAATACAAAGACAATTGCCTAGCGTTCGCCCTGTTGAGCAATGCTCTTGGCACATTGAAAACTACTTCAAATCTATCTGATCTAGGAGTATACTGACTTCTGATTTCAGAAAAGAAATTTTCTAGTTTAGTGAAAGATTTAGCCATTGATTATGTCTCTACTGTCTCTGTATACTTTTTGTTGTGAAGCGCCTTCGAAGTTTTGAGTTGGCAAAAATATTGCTGCTTTCCAATGTTCTGGATTTATCTTAAAAAATCTACTATTCACTTGACTATACAAATACTTCTTTACTGATGGCTTTACTTGTGGGAACTTACCAAAGTTTTTTAGTACGCTCCAGCTCACTTCTATTTTACTTTTCTCGCTTATATTCTTGTCAGTGTAGTTTAACAATTCGCCCAACAACTTTGCTCGTTGTAGATAAGGCAAATAGTGCATGTTGATTCCTACAAACCCGCCTGATATATCATCGAAAGGCAGACACAACGGAAACTGATCCCAGTACGGAAGTGAATCTTTGTACTTGGGATCGTAAACATACATGTACATATTTCCAGGTTCGAGTCTTGTTACAAACTCTCCTAGATCAGACTTTGACGCATTGCTGAACGAAGTAATGTTACTCGCAACTTTACGAACATTGTCCTGATACCAGCGAAAAGAACGATCTTGTTCGCCTGCGTTTGTTCTTATATTTTCAAAAGGATTAGCCATGTGACTATTTATAACTAAATACCGAGTTCTTTCTCAGTTATAATCATAAACTCCCAGTTGCGGTCGAGACAGAATTCTTTGGCAGCTTCCCATTTAGCGAGATTGACTCCCCATTGTTTGACTTCGTTGATAAATCTTTTTGTTTTACGAGAGGGCTTTTTAGGCTCTTGTGTGAATCGTTTTGGCTTCACCTCAACAAGACACATTCTTACTTTATCTTTGCTGCGTATCTTTACAATAAAATCTACAAAGTAACGATGTATTTTATTGTCTAGCGGAGAACGATAAGGTATGACTATCTCTTCACTTCCCCATTCTAACACAGAATCGCTGAGGTCACACCAGTTCATAAACTTTAATTCGTAACTAGAGCGATAAGTAATTTGTCTAACATTGCCTTTATACTTCGCAGGATTTCTCGGCTGGAATCTTCCTGAATAAACTTCTTTTGAATATGTCATCTACTGAATCTTTTTCTGTTATAAATAACTTAAAATAATACTCTATTTATCTAATAGGAAATTAAAAATATGGCTACTATTGTCAAAAGAGAGGATCTTGACCGGGCTCTCACTACAGAAGAAATGGATGCTAACTTTGAGAATTTGAACACAGACAAAATTGAAAATGGAAGCGATGTAACTTTTGGTGATATTACAGGCGATCTTAAAGGATACGGTGAGGTTATGCTCACTACAGATCCTGCTACTGGCTCTATAAATTTAGATTTATCAGCAGCAAACATCTTCAGATTAAATCTCACTGGCAACACTACTATCACGTTTACTAATCCTCCTGCTGCTGGCAGCACTTCTGTAGCAACGATTGTAGCAATACAAGATAGCTCAGGCGGGCATACGATTACTTGGACAGATGGTGCATTTGCAGGGGGAGTTGCACCACCTGCTTCTACGGGAGCAAATGAAGTTGATATTTGGACTGCATTTACATACGATCAAGGTACATCGTATGTAGTATCTTTATCGATGAAGGATGTTAGCTAATGCCAATTGGTAAGTTTGGACTAG